CCAGTGAGTGCTGTTGCATTCATGCTCGCGGCCCGTTACGCCCGAGGCACTGTGGTGAGTGTCCTCAGGAGTGCAGTACGATGTCCAGTGGACACAGTGCTGCATTACCGGTCGCGAATTCTCGCTAGCCGTAGCGCAGACCGTCTAGTCTACCTCTCAGAATCCAGTTGGGACAACGACTATGACGAGGACGGAAAAGTAATTGTACCCGATCCAGACGTCGATTTAACTCGATTTCAGTCTTTTATTTTGGCTGAAGTCGTATCCAAGATTGGCACACCAACGTACACCGCAGCAAACCTCATAGTTGCCAGGCGCATGACTTACGATAAACTTAAGTTGTTTAGGCCTACTATGAGAGGAACCGACTTGCGATATCACACTAGCCATATTACAGCTGCTGTGTTTGTCCCAAATAGCTGCGAGATACAACTGTCTCACGCGCTTGAGCGCCGTGAGGGTGTGATCCAGTGGATGATGAGTTACTTTTGGCCGAATGCGGTCGACGAACAAATACGCAAACTAGCGAGACCCGCACTTTGAAGGTGCCCTGTGAAAACACTTGGATTGATCCGACCGTTCAACGATTACCTAGAATTTGTCAAGTACCTTGACAACAAGAAAAGAGGTAAGATGTCGGATCGTGTGGTAATCCGAGAGTTTCCACAGGGTGATACTTTGAAGTTGCGGAAACTGACACACCTTTCTGAAATAGGAATAGGTGTGCAACACCGTGTGCATGCTAATGACTTTGCTAACTTGATGCGGGGGGTGTTAACACGAGTTTTCTTCCACAAAATTGAAATAGATGGAGAACTTAAACTGGTCCGACCTTTTAGACCCGGCCAGTGCGCTGTTAACGTTATCCTTAATCGATCTCGCGCTGCTCTCCTTAGTAAGTGTTATTCCCCACAGCCAATAACTCACGCCCAATATATTTCCCACCTTAGTTCATCTAAGCGTGCAAGGTATGTTGTTGCCTCTGAGTCATTGAGCCGGGAACCACTGCGCAAGCAGGACGCTTACATCCAGACTTTTGTTAAAGCTGAGAAGTTGAGAGTTAGTGGCCCGGGTAGCAAGGATGATCCTGACCCCAGAATCATCTCGCCTCGGACGCCCCGGTACAACATTGAGCTAGCAAAGTACATTAAGCCGTTAGAGAAATGTCTCTACCTCGCAATCGACCGATTGTTCGACACCCATGAAGACAACATACCAACTGTTATGAAGGGTCTCAACGCTGACAAGCGTGGGGACGCCATTAGTAAGGCCTGGTTCTCATTCACGAGACCAGTAGCAGTTGGACTTGATGCAAGTCGTTTTGACCAGCATGTGTCCACCGCTCTCTTAAGATTTGAACATTCCGTTTACACATCTTTAATTGATGAGGGTGAGTTCAGACAGCTGCTGCGGATGCAGTTGATTAATAAGTGTTATGCCAGAGCGCCAAATGGTTTTTTTCACTTACATGATTAATGGCAGTCGAATGTCTGGTGATATGAATACTGCATTAGGTAATGTGCTGCTCATGTGTCTCATGATGCATGCTTATTTGCTAAGGCACAAATTAAATGCGCGCCTCATCAACGATGGGGATGACTGTGTTTTGATAATGGAACAGAGCGAACTCCACTTGCTGGATGACATCCCGACTTTCTTTAGTGAGTTGGGTATGATCATGGAAGTGGAGGACCCTGTTTATGAACTTGAACATGTCGAGTTCTGTCAGTCCAAGCCAGTCCAGATCCGTGAGGGTCAGTGGCGCATGGTGCGCGACCCGAATGTATGCATTAATAAAGACTTGT